GGAAACAATGGCAGCTTGATATTAGGAAGAGCCATCTGGTCAATCAAAAGCAAGTTCAAGAATGGATTGATGATTTAGGTATAGATAGTGATTGGGTTAGGGTACATATTTTAGGGCAATTTCCTAAAACAAGTGAATTACAGTATATTCCAACTCCATTAGTGGAAGCAGCCAGAGGAAGACAAATAGAAGCACATAAGTATAATTTTGCCCCAAAGATTATTGGGGTGGATATGGCTTGGGATGGCGGCGATAAAATTGTTATAGGGATTAGACAAGGATTAGTATTTCGTATCTTACAAACCTTTCTTAAGAATGATGATGATACCGTGATAGGTGGAGCAGTCGCAAAGTGGGAAGACGCAGAGAAGGCGGATGCGGTATTTATTGATTTAGCTTATGGCACAGGAGTTTACTCATTCGGCAAGCAGACTAATAGGGTGTGGACGCTTGTCGCATTCGGCGGGGCATCAAATACTATTGGATTTGCCAACAAGAGAGCCGAGATGTGGGGGAAGACAAAGCAATGGCTAAAAGAGGGCGGTTGTATCCCCGATGATCAAGAATTGGCTGATGACTTAACGGGGCCGGAAGCGTATCCCAGATTATCAGGCGATATAGTCCTTGAGCCGAAAAAGGCTATGAAAAAAAGAGGATTGGCATCTCCGGATAAAGGTGATTGTGTGGCATTAACCTTTGCTCATCCCGTTATGAAAAAGCAAGCCGAGATGTTTGCTGAAGTAAGAAAAGAATATGACCCATTATCATAAAGGAGTGGGATGAAAGATAGAAAAGTATATGAACGCAGAATAAAAGCATTACAGGACAAAGCCGAGCCATATCTTACTACATGGAAAGATATCAAAACTTATATCAATCCATTACGCGGCTCATTCGGAGAAGAACGCCAAGACGGCAAGACTATAAACCATAAAATTATGCTTAACAATCATCCGAGGCAATGCGCCCGTGTCTTAGGCAGCGGAATGACCGGGGGAATGACCACGGAAGCAAACCCGTGGTTCAAGATGGGGATGGATGACCTTGATTTAATGGAGTTTGAGAGTGTTAGATTGTGGTTGGATGCGTTACAGGCTATGATGTCCAGTGTATTTTCCCGCTCTAATATATATAGTGTCTTAGGGCAGGTGTATGAAGAAACTGGGTCTTTTGGTTCAGGAGCGGTTATGATTTTAGATGACCCCATGACAATTATAAGGGGGCGGAGTTTTACAGCAGGCGAGTATTGGATAGGGCGGGATAGCTCCGGCAAACCGAACGCTTTTGGACGAAGATACTGGATGACAATAGGGCAGTTAATCGAAACTTTTGGGATTGAAAACCTTAGCCCATTAGCAAAGGCGGCCTATGAAACCAAGAAAGATATTGACAAATGGATAGCGGTAATCCACTTAATAGAAGAAAATGACGAGAGAGTGCCTGATAAGTCAAATTTTGAGAACATGCCTTACCGCTCTATACAGTGGGAAGAAGGCTCACCACAGGAAAATATACTGCGTATGGGCGGATATGAGGAATTCCCCGTATTAGCCCCACGCTGGCAATCAATCATATCCTCAAGCCCCTATGGCAACGGCCCTGGGGAAGATGCTTTGGGTAATGCTAAAATGTTGCAAAAAATGGTACGGAAGAAATTACTCGGGCTTGATAAAATGGTAGACCCGCCGATCCAAAAGGACGGATTAGTAATTGGGCAGGTAAATACTTTACCCGGCGGAATAACCTCAATGTCAGCAAGTGTGCCTAATGCGGGAGTACGCCCAACATATCAAGTTAATCTTAATTTCGGGGATATTGACAATAGTATTAAAACAGTTGAAGACTCCATTTCTAAGACTTTTTATATGGACTTATTCTTAATGCTGCTTAATATGGACAGAAAGCAAGTAACCGCTTACGAGATAGCAAAGAAAATCCAAGAGAAAGAATTTCTTTTAGGGTCGGTATTGCAGAGTTTTGAGGATGAACTCTTAGACCCGCTTATTGACCGCACTTTTATGATAGCGTTAAGGCATGGAATTGTGCCTGAAATACCTCCTGAAGTGCGGGGGCATAATATTAAGACTGAATATATATCTATCCTTGCTCAGGCGAGGAAAATGATAGGAACTGCGGGAGTGGAGCAAGTATGTAGTTTTGCCGCTAATCTTAGCCAGGTCAAAGCGGATGTAATTGATAAAATAGATTATGATGAAGCTCTTAATATATACTCCAGAATGGTGGGAACGCCGGAAAAACTTTTATCAAGTGATGAATTCGTTAAGAGTATTCGTTTAGCGAGAGAAGAAGCGAGAAAAGCCGAGCAAGGCATAGTTGAAGCCCAGGCGGCGGTACAGGGAGTGAAAGATTTAGCGGGGATTGAAGCGGGAGCTGTGGTATGACACCAGAAGACCGTAAGGAAAAATTAGAGGAACGAAGCAAACTACTAAGAGAGCGTGAATTGAATGACATCAGGAAGCTCTTACTTATACCCGAAGGGCGTAGATTATTATGGCGAGTAATGAGCAGGGCGGAAACTTTTTTAACAACAAATACGGATAAAAGAGAAATAGGGTTGATGTTATTTGCTGATATTATGGATACTAAACCTGACTTATTTATTCAAATGTCCAATGAAAATAAAAGCGAACAAGAGAGTATTCAAAAGCAATACCCGATAGATGAAGAAGAATTTTAACTTCCCTTTAGAACAGAGCTTGTAGCTATCTTTTAAAGGGACAAAACGAAGGAGTAGGAAATGGCAGACGAAACATTATTAGATGTAACTTTAACAGCGGAAGAGCAGGAGACGGAAAATACACGTCTACTGGAAGCCGAGGATGAAGATTTATCTACAAAGGATAAGGAAAGTAAGACAGCGCTTCTAAAAGGGCAGAAAGAAACAGAAGAAAAAAGACTTTTAGACGCTGACGATAAAGACCTGTCTGATGAAGATAAGCAAAAAAAAGCAGCCTTAGTGAAAGTTAAAGAAGATGCAAAGGAAGCGACAAAGGGGAAAGCACCTGATAACTATGCTGATTTCACAATAGCAGAGGGTGCACAAGTCGATGTACCAATAATGGATGAATTTAAAGCAGTGGCAAAGAAGCTCAATCTTTCTCAAGAAGATGCCCAGGAATTAATAAATCTTCAGGCAAAGCTTGGAGAAGCGGCTCAAACTAAAGCGGTTGAAGCAAATAACGAAAGAAAAGAAGCGTGGAGAGTGGAAGCTGTTAAGAATTTAGGGGTTGATTCTAAGAAAGAGTTGGTATTTGCTAACAAAACAATAGAAAAATTTGGTACACCGGCATTACGTGAATTCCTAAATGAAACAGGATTAGGAAATCACACGGAATTGGTTAGTCTTTTTGTGAAGATAGGAAAAGAAGCCATTGGTGAAGATGGGCTTGTAGAAGGAGACCAAAAGACGAAATCAAAAAGCGATGCTGAGTTGTTTTATGGCAACACAATGAAGTAAACTAAAAAAAGGAGAATTAAGATGGCGCTTATTGGAAACACAAATTTAACCTTAGCGGATTATGCCAGACGAGCAGACCCCAACGGTAAGATACAACGCATAGCCGAGATGTTAAACGAGGTCAACGAAGTGCTTGATGACCTTGTTTTTGTAGAAGGAAATACTACAACCGGGCATAAAACGACACTTAGAACAGGGTTGCCCGCAGTAGCTTGGAGACAAATCAATAAAGGTGTTCAACCAACTAAATCACAGACCAGACAACAGCTCTTTACTGCCGGTATAATTGAAGGACTTGGCAGAATTGATGAAGAGTTAGTAAACATTGCAATCGATAAGGCAGCCTTCAGACTTTCAGAAAATGCGCCTTTCATTGAAGCGATTTCTGAACTGATGGCAACAACCTTGTTTTACGGCGATGTAACCGTTCACCCTGATAGATTTACCGGTTTAAGCCCGTATTATTCAGCTTTATCAGGTGTAGATTCAGCAGAAAACGTAATCAATGCTGGCGGCGCCGGTGCTGATGATAATACTTCTCTGTGGTTGATAGTTTGGGGTGAAAACACCATACACGCTTTTTTCCCTCGAGGGTCTAAGGCTGGTATTGAACACAACGACAAGGGATTGCAGTTGGTAAGTGATGCCGAAACACCTTCAGGACAGTATTATGCTTATATGGATCAGTATAAGACTCGCTTAGGTTTAGCTCCCAGAGATTGGAGATATGCGGTTCGTATTTGCAACATAAATGTCGCTGCGTTACTTACAGCAGGCGATGCGGCTGATTCTTCAGCGAATCTACTCAAGATAATGATAATGGCACTTAACAAGATACCTTCTTTAAATGCCGGTAGAGCAGCTTTTTACTGCAATAAGACGGTTAAAACTGCTTTAGACATCAAGGCATACAACAAAAGCAACGTGAATCTTACTATTGAGAAGTTGGAAGGCGGAAAATTGATTACCAGATTTATGGGTGTGCCTATTCGCCGTGTTGATAAAATACTAAACACCGAAGCCGCTTTATCATAAAAGAAGTAAAAATTGAAATATAAAACGAGGAGAAGGAAATGATAAGAGATAATGATTTATGTATGAATCCGGTAGCCGGGCAGGTAGTGACAGTTTCCGCGCCTTCTACGGATGTTATTGATTTAACCAAAGCTGGAGACGCTGTAGATTCGTTGTATCTGGTTGTTAGGGTAGCAGCGATAGTTACTGCTGCCGGTGCGGCGACTGTAACATTTGCTTTAGAGACTGACTCAGCTGTTGGTTTTGCTACCGCTAAAGTTGTTTTGCTTCAAACAGCGGCCATTGGTAAGGCTGATTTAACCGCTAATACAGTGGTTATTAAGGCAAAACTTCCTGTTGGCTGTAAGCAGTTTCTGCGTGTTTATTACACTGTCGCAACAGGCCCACTAACAGAAGTTAGTGCGTTTGATGCGTTCTTAGTTGCTGATGTTCCTATTTCGTAACGATAAAAAAATGAGCAGGTTTGCCTTAGGACAGGCCTGCTCATAAAAGGAGGAAAAATGTTTAAAAAAATACTCTTAACAACCATCCTGATTGTTAGCTTAGCTTCATTTGGATGGGCTGCGGGAAAGGGGACGAACTTTCACAATGTAGACCTTAATCGCACCTTGAATGAAATCTTTAATGTGCAAGCGGATTTTGCTGAGGTTGACATTGATGG